AAGCGCTCCATATATCACTTCCACACTTCGCTCCCCTATCGTCGATAAGGGATCTTATGCGATGCACTCAATCAAAGCAGCTATGGGCGATGATGATTCAAAGTTGTACGTTCGTGCAGCTGCCGATTCAACAACGACCAACCCAGCCTTTAATCCGAACATTTACTTAAATGATTTCATCACCAATACTCGGTTCGGCCGTCCTGCCGTAGATGCCTGCAGCCGCGGTGCATTACCTGCAAGCGGACTAAATTTGTATATCCCGACCCTGGATACAAACGCAAGCGGTACAGCTCCAACAGTTGCAGCCGTTGCAGAATCAGGTAATCCATCAAATACAGGAATGGTCACAACCTATACACAGGCATCGATTGAAATGTTTGCGGGCCAGCAGACCATCACGTTGCCTCTCATTGAAAGATCTTCACCAGAGTTCATGTCGGAATTAATGTCCCAACTTGAAAATGCGTATCTAAAAGCAACAGATGCCAGCGTCATCGCTAAATTTATCAGCGGTGGTACAGCTGCAACTGCGGCCGCGGGCGCTACATCTGCGGGATTAATTTCCTACATCACAACTGAAAGTGCTGCCGCGTATGCCAACACTTCCTACTTTGCACAAAACCTTGTAGTCGGGACTGGACAGTGGGCCAATATTCTTGGCTACGTCGATTCGACTGGAAGAAGTTTGTACAACGCTGCTAATCCTTACAACCAGTCAGGTAATGCATCTACTGGATCAATCAAGGGTAACGTCCAGGGTCTTGATCTGTACGTGGACAAAAATGCAGTCTCAAGTTCAGCATCTAACTCTATGTTCCTTGTTGTTCCCGAAGCTGTAACAGTTTATGAATCACCACAGGCTTATTTCTCAGTGAACGTAATTTCGTCAATGTCCGTCACATTGTCAATTTATGGCTATATGGCATCTGTCGTAAAGCAAGCCACTGGAATCAGAAAATTCGTTGCATCTTAAATAAACCCTAATCCGCTAGATAGGGCGTACACAGCCCTTTACGTCCTATCTAGTTTTATGGAAGGAAACTCATGGCAGCCACATACGTCACAGCGACAGAGCTGAGGACTAACCTCGGTATCGGGTCGCTTTACAGCGATTCAATCGTTGAAGAAGTATGCCAAACTGCTGAGGATCTTCTCAATCAATTTTTATGGTTTGATTCGTATCCCGTCGTTGGTGTTGGAATTTATGGTAATTCTGCAATCGCAGTGTTATCTGCTCCAATTACTTTCGTAACTGGTCAAACCATAACCTTGAGTGGCTGCGGCTCAACTTACAATGGAACTCGAGTAATTACAGGCACCTATCCTTATACTCAAGGATCTGTAACTTTTCCTTATTTTATTAATTTTCCTTACAATTCAAGAAACTTGCCTAATGGTTATTCTTGGATAAGTTTTGCTTTAACTCATGCAGATGATTATTACCATCAAGTAGTGCCTTACGGTAAGGCTCTTGGAGTTGATACAAAGACTACGACTTATGCCACTACCCCAGCCGTACGTGAAGCTGCGATGATCCTGGCAGTTCAAATATGGCAGAGCCGCCAAGTGCCTAACGGCGGCGGCATGGATATGTCTATGGGGCCAGCACCTTTTCAAATTGGCAATAGCCTCATGGCTCGAGTGCGCTCACTAATCGCTCCGTATCAATCACCTCGAAGCATGGTCGGATAATGACCACGGCCTCGATTACTACGCTTCGAGCAGACTTAGCTACTGCCCTTTCAAACCCGAGCGTCTGGTCTACTTTCAGTTTTCCACCATCTACGCCCATCGCTAACAGCGTCATTATTTCACCCGATGATCCTTATATCGTGCCTTCAAATAATACGCAGATTCAAATTAATCCTCGAGCTAATTTTAAGATTACCTGCCTAATCCCGGCTCTCGATAATCAAGGCAATTTAGCCGGTATTGAGTCAACCGTCACAGCTGTATTTACGCTGCTCGCGAATTCAGGTATCACGATGGTAGCCAATCAAGTTTCCGCACCAACCATTTTAAGCCTTCCAAATCTGGATTTACTGGCCGCGGATATATCAATCACCATACTAACAAGTTGGAGTTAAAGAATGACAGACGAACAAATCATGTGGGAGTGGTTGATAAAAGTCGGCCAAGTACCCGAAGGATCTAAACCACCAGCACCATCGACAATCGCAGATAAGGAAGTTAAATAACAATGGCAATTTATCTAAATAATAACGTAGGAGTTAAATTGGCTACTGCCGCAGCTTCTACTGTACCTTCAGTCGACATCACCTCATACGTGACTGCCGTTACCCTGACACAGCAATTTGAAGAATTAGATGTGACCTCAATGGGTCAGTCTTATCGCGCTTTCGTTAAAGGCCTTGAGACAGCACAGCTTCAAATTAGCTTCCTCAATGACTGGGCAGCAACTCAAGTGATGACCACGCTTAATGCGGCATATGGTCTAACTCTTGCAGTCTCCATGATTACCGTTAAAGGAACAGCAGTAAGCGCGACCAACCCTTCATATCAGTTCAGTGTATTGGTAAATAACCTCACACCGGTTGGTACAGGCGGCGTCGGAGACGAAGCAAGTTCCAGCATCACATTCACTATCAACTCACAAGTAACAGTATCCACAACAGTAGCGTTCTAAGGGGCAGAAAATGGCATCATTAAAGATAATTAGGGCTGGCGGGAAGATGAGCGTACATCGCATATCTCCTTCTCTTGAATATGCCTTCGAGCAGGAATTCAAAGGCGGAATCGCCAAGATTTTGCGGGACGGGGAACGTCAATCAGATGTTTATTGGTTGGCACATAAAGCGTTGCTCAAGTCTGGCGAAACCGTTTCTTTGAACTTTATGGAGTTTCTCGACGAACTCGATACCGTTGAAATTATCGATGACGAAAAAAATGGATAACGCGCGACTCCTTTACGTACCTAATAGCTCAGTTGGCTATTGAGACAGGAATCGCGCCGCAGTATTTGATAGACGCTGATACAGAGATGATTGAAGCGATGATTATGGTTTTTAAGGATCGAGCGAAAGAGGCGCAACGTGCCAGTAGAAGTAAAAGGCGTTAAGGAACTTCACGCTGCGCTCAATCGTTTTGACCCTGATTTGAAAAAAGAATGGGATAAACAAATGAGAGCGGCGATGCTTCCTATTCGCGACGCTGCTCGAGGATTCGTGCCTGATACACCTGTTGGATTAAGCGGTTGGACTCATAGGCGTAAATTCGCCACTACTGGGTCCTACAGACCATTTCCCCGATTTAGTGCGGCAAAGGTACGCGCCGGCATTATTTATCGTGCAGGGGCTAACACAGCCAATAAGAATGGGTTTCAATCTTTATTTTATGTAGCCAACACTTCTCCCGCCGGCGCTATCTATGAAACAGCCGGCCGTAAAAGTCCATTTGGTCAACCGTGGGTCGGCCCTGTTCCCGGTGGCGGTGGCGATCATGACTATAGCCACAGCTCAAATCCTGACGCCGGTACCCATTTCGTGCGGTCTATGCCGCCGCTCTATGGCAAAGACAAACAGCGTGGGCGCCTCATTTACAAAGCGTGGGAAAAGGATCAAGGCAAGGCTCAAGACGCAGCTATCAAAGCTATTCAAAATGCTTGTGATGCTTTTAATCGTTTAGGTCAATCAAGCTACGGACTGGCCGCTTAATGCCAAATCTAATAGTCAGCGCTACTACCGAATGGAACGGTAAAGCCTTAAAACAAGGATCTAAAGATATTTCCAGTTTTGAAAAAGGCGTATCAAAATTAGGCAAAACTTTAGCTGCCGTTTTTGCGACTGACAAACTCGTACAATTTGGCAAAGACTCCATCAAGGTATTTTTAGCTAATGAAGCCTCAGCCGTTAAACTTTCAAAGGCTGTTGATAATTTAGGTTTATCATTTTCTAACCCTGATATTGCAAAGTTCGTATCAAAACTATCAGAACAATCTGGAATCGTACAAAATGATTTGCGTCCAGCGCTTCAAAGTTTACTTACAACTACCGGCGATGTTACAAAGTCACAAAACCTTTTGCAAAATGCCATCGATATATCTCGAGGTTCAACCGTTGATTTATCAACCGTTGCTTACGATTTATCTCAAGCCTACGTAGGAAACTATAAAGGATTAAAAAAATATGAATTAGGTCTTACTAATGCTCAGATGAAAACCGCCGGATTTACCGGAATTATGGAAGCCCTAAACAAACAATTTTCAGGCGCTTCCGCTGCATATTTGGATACATATGCTGGCAAAATGGATATATTAAAAACCGCAGCCGATGAAGCAAAAGCCACCATTGGACAAGGCCTTGTAGACGCTTTAGTGGCTTTAGGCGGTCAAAAAGGAAATGTCGAAGGCGTTGCCAATGCTATGAAAAATGGCGCTCAATGGACTGCCGACTT